GTTGTATATATAGGACTCATCAGGCGTCCGCTAAAAAAATGGTTTTACGCTGTCGCGTTTCCGCTTCGCGGAATTGAATTTTCGGCGCTACCGCATTGCGGCTTTAATGAGTTCTACTGATCGTTATCATCCAAGTTGGTTAAAAATTCTCTCAACTTGGTTGAATCTGTTTTGGGCTGTATTCTTCCTATGCTGTCACCTTTTGTAGGGTCTGGCGGAGTTATTGGTTTTCCTGCTTCTACACGGTTGTCTGTGTTTTCGGGTGTAACTTTTGATCCTTGTTTGATAGATTGGAATATTGTGCTCTTGCGTTTGTCAAATTCCTGGTACTCGGAATCATCTGCAAGATCTCTTATTCTTAAACTATCTAAATCAAATTCTAAATCAATTTTCATTCCTACTCCACTAGATGATCTTGTTTTCATAAGTTGTATTTGATATCTTCCACGTTCTCTCATTGCTCTAGATGTGAATATACCAAACACATTATCAGCAGTTTGTATTTTACTTAATCCTCCTGATATGTGCGAATGATCAAACTCTATTTCTTCAACAGCACCTCTGTTTAATTGTGCGGCTGTGACAAACACTGTGTTCAATTCCATTGCTAGATTACGCAGTTCCTCAGATACAAATTTGTCTTTGATAAACAAATCACTTGGAGAAACTTTTCTACTGTTGGGCATCATAAGATCCAAATAATCTACAAGCAATACATCAACCTTACTGTTTGTTTTTATTTCATATTCTTTGATATATGATCTGATATCGTTTGCGTTTTTACCACTTGGCATGTATTTGATCTGAAACTTTCCTGCTTTTTTACCAATCATTTTAACTTTCATCTCTACACCATCTAAGTCTTTAAAAATCTCTTTAGTAGGAATATCAGTTAGCATTGAATCTATTCTCATACTGACCAATGGTTCACTTAATTCGAATGTTAGATAAACCACATTCAAACCTTCTAATGCCCAATTGCAACCTAAGTTAGCAAGGAATAAACTTTTACCTGCACCAGATCCGCCTGCAAAAATATTCAATTCTCCTTTGTTGAATCCACCAAATAATCTTTTGTCTAAACTTTCCCAGCCTGTTTTTACTTGACCATTTTGATCTTTTAATCCTAGCAGTCTACCTTTAGGATCTTCGAAGTAATCTGTTCCTATGTCTTTGTGTAATCCAATCTGTACAGCGTCTTTGACCAACACTTCAACAGGACCATATTCACCTTTTTCTAACATGTCTGCTGATTTTAGTATTGCTCTTTCTAAACTTTTGTGTCTAATAAATGTTTCAAAATCATCTAACAACCAATCAAAGTGTTGTTCGTTTAGTCCTGTGGGAATTTCTAAGTCTGATTTACAACTAGAATTTACAATGTCTTGTGTAGGAAGTGCATTGTGTTTAGTCACATATTCATTTACGAATTGTGCGGCATCTTGTAATCTTCTATCAAACAATGTGTGATCAAATATAGACTGACAACGCACAAATGTTTCTGCATTGCTCAACATCATTTCAAGATATACTTTTTGTATATCGTATCCGTATTCTTTGTTTTGTTTAGACATTGTTGTTATTATACCACATTTTGTCAGAGTTGTCAATGTGCTTGTTGTATTTGGCACACACAGCACCTATGCATGACCCAGGATCTCCTGGATTCTTTGGCACCCATATATCATCCCAAACTGATTCTAATTTGGTTCTAGCAGTTCTATTCAACGCACAACCTCCTACTAGAATAATGTTCTGTGTTGGTATGTTCATTTGTACCCAAGAACTGGCACACATCAAAGTTTGTTCAAAAATGTGTTGGGTTGTTGCCGCCAAGTCTGCCAAATCTTGTTCAGAATTTAATTCTGGTCTCCACCAATTACAACCTCTGTGTAAATTTTCTCTTGTTTTAAAAGGCATTCTGGTTTTAATAATTTCTTCCATCATTATTCTATGATATTTTCTCCAGTTGCCCTTTTGTGCTAACTGTTCTAGTTTGTATTCTTCTGCGTTGGCTTTGAATCCACATCTTTGAGTCATTGCTGAATAAAATAAACCAATACTGTGTGGATATCGTTGACTGTATTTCTTTTCCAGTTTATCACCATGACCATGCCATATTGTGTACGTTTCAAACTCACCAATTGAATCTAGCACAATCACTGCGGCATTTTTGTAAGGAGATGAATAATATCCATAAGCCGCATGACTGTGATGATGATCCATATATTCTATAGGCACGTGTATACCTTGTCTTTGTAAAAACTTCTTAACATTGTTTTCTTTAAATGTCCAACCTTGTCCTGCTGTCAATTGACGCACTGATTTTTTGAAAGGCTTTTCATACCAAATAATTTTTGCCGGGTGAGCCCATCTGGCATTGGATCTCACATGGGCCAGCATTTCTGGACATAGATTTGGATCACCAGGTACTCCACTAAAGTCTGAACTCTTACCTGCCCAGTGTAGGTATAATCCGTATTTGTCTGTCAGACCTTTTACGTGATATTCCATGACTGCCAAACTGGCATCATGATTGTTTCCTGTTATTCCCCAAACTATCATCTTTCAATTACCCATGCTCTGTGATAGAAGTTGTCTATATTTTTTTGAATCAGCGACTTGGCTAAATCATTGGCTTCTAGTTTAGGCATAGGCCCATGCTCCTTTTTTGTTGAAGGATCTAACGTTCTAATATTGTTAGGATCCTTGTGTATTCCTTCTATTACGTAGTACATCCTACTTGTAAATAAAAGGGTCTCTCTTTTGTAACTCTTTTATTCTTTTTCTGTATTTCCATTTTTGAATTATTTTTCTAAATGGGGATAACAAAATTTGAATAACTTTTCTTATGAAAACCATTTTTTCATCCTCAGTTTGATTTTTAATGTTGATTGCTCAGCAAATTTAACTATTGAATAAAGTGTGTGCAATCTCCCATATTTAAGCACAGCATCATTCACATCTTTAATATCTTGATGCCAATCAGGCATACTCACACTCCATCCAGATTCGATAGCCTGTTCAACCAATTTTATTCCTGCGTCATCTCTGTCGGGCATCACAATTACGTGTTTTCCCATGCTGTTTAACAATATCTCTTGTTGCTGTTTTACTTCACTGCCCAACAATCCTACACCATCTATGCTCATTGCATCTATTGGACCTTCCACAGCAATTATAAATTCTCTATCATCATTTTGATTATCTAAATTAAAAACATATCCCGGCTGTTGTTCGGAAATATATTTTACCTTGCTATCGACAACTTTTCTTGCAGTATAGCCTACTATGTCTGATCTATAATAAAAAGGAATAATCAATCTATCACTGTATGCAGAGTTAGGAGTCCAATAAAATTTAAAATCTAAATCTGCTAATTTTCTTTGTTCTAAATATTGTAAAACTTTGACAAAGTTTGCATCTAGCCCTGATGGCTCCAGTGCTTTGTAGTCAGCCCACTCTTGCAACTGTTTAGCACCTTCCGGCAATTCTTTTTTTTCAAATTTTGGTAACTGAAGTATTGGTGCATTACCTGTTTGCTCTTCTTTTAGTTTTAAAACTTGCAGTGCTAATTTTATAATTGTGTCATCTGGCGTGTTTAACCATTTCAACAGTTTACGTAGTTTATATGAAAGATTTCTACCAGGTTGCCAACTTGCTGTGTACCCACAATTAAAACAGTGATAACTGATCCCGCCATCTGCATTATTAATCAATCCGCCTCTCTGTCTAGAATCTGTTGTGGTGCCATTATGTTCGCAACAAGGTGCATTGAAAGAAAGCCATCCGCTAGGAGTTTTCTTTCTTTTAAAAGGCAAATATGCAAGTAGTGTATCGTAAACAGAGATCATTTACGATATTATATTTTATTTTTTGGTAAAAGTCAATTAGTTTCTAATTAATATTTTGGTAACATCATTGTCGTAGTCTTCTTCTATGTCAACTTTATTGGTAGTGTGTTTTATTCTAATGTTAGTATACACACCATTGAAATTTACATATTTCAATTTGTCTGAAGAAGTTACGTTTATTTTAGCAACATCTGACCAATATGTTGACTCAGATACTTGTGAGTCAAGTGTTGCCTGCACAGTGATACTGCCATCGGCACTGTTTAGATAAAATGCCGCTGTGTGAAGTGCTTCATTGCCATTAATGGCAGGTTCGGCTGTGATTGCTTCTGATAAAAACACATCGCTACCGTCTGATTCTTGGCTTAAAGATGTAACACTGTAAGATCCTAATGGTCCTGGAATTTCGCTGGCATCTAAATACACTGATCCTTTACTTTCAAAATGAGAATTGCTATATGTTAATACTCTTTCATTATTAGTGTTGTCAACTAATTCAATGGTGTAATTTAAAAATTGTGATTGTAAATTTAATAAGTCATTTTCGCTGATCATCACAGTAAACATACCAACATTGCTTGGTGTTGCTGTTTCTAATATAGTTACATCTTTCTCAACCACCATTCGTGTGTTTTCATCAAACATTTTAAATTTAGGTGTGTAAGAATTAAGAATAGACACCGGTTTCTGATCTGCATTAATGATCTTGAACTGGATTTTGTTGTCTATTCCTCTAAAAATATTTAATCTTCTCTGATACAATGATTTATACTCCGTTACTTGTCCTGCCACATTTGCAGTAAGCAGTACACTGTTATTTAATAAATATCTCTGAACTAATTGCATAACTTTTATTAATATTTATCACATGCTAAGAAACGAAATAGAAACCAAGTTTCCCTACATAAGTGTAGTAGAATACGGCGGAAAAGAGTATGTGGGAGTGATCAACAATCAAGATAACTCTGTAACAAGTGTGTATGTTTACACCGATTTACTCACAGAAATAGAGAAAAAAGACTTTTTAGAAACCTGTGAAACATGGTGGTGGGAGTCTAATCGCATGATACCTATTGGAATTTTTATGCGTAAAGAAATGCAAAGATACAAACATGTAGTGATGATAATGGCAACTAAAGATGTCAGAGTATTGATAGGTCCATGCACAAATCTTAATAAGTTAGCAATCAAACGCACCAAACGTAAATCAGTTCAGTTAGTCCGACAGCCTAAATAAATTATTTTTTATCTTTTTGAATTTGTTCACAGATAAGATTCATGTGAACTACCACTGCTACTGCATATGAAACTGCATGAGCTTTTTTAAAATAATAACCTTCAGATGGTTTAGTCCATACTTCATTCATTATGGTGTCCCAGTCTTTGGTTAGTAAATATCTTTTGCTTGGTCTTATTATTGCCAATACTGCCGCTAATTGTTTGATATTTTTTGGTTTTAGTGTTTTTAATATTTCGTTGTGTCCGTTTAAATGAAACACTTGATCGCTGAAATCTTTCGCTTCTAATAATTCCCACACAGGTTCGATATTCATTAAAGTCTCAAGATGTTTTTCGTCACGCACTTTGTCATAGATACTTACATTCAATAAATCAATTTTAAAATATCCACGTTCCTCTGCTTGTTTATAATTGAGTGTACTCACATTGTCCAACGGGTTGTGGGGAACTTCTGTGAAGTACACACCAGTATTGTGTTTTTTACCTGTGTCTAGTTTGGCAATTCTGTGCTTTAACTTTTCTAACAATATATTTCTGTCTGCAAAATCTATATCTATATCAAACATTTCTAATCAGTCCTAATTTTTTTACTCTTCTTGTGTGTCTACCTTTTTCAAAATTGGTTTTAAAAAATGCTTCTATCATATGTTTTGCATGATCGAAATCTGTGTAGTCTGCACCAATACATAATACATTCATATCGTTGTGTTGTCTAGCCTGTTCCACATCAAAGACGTCAAAACACACTACCGCTCTTGCTTTTGAAAATCTGTTTGCCTGGATAGCCATACCAAAACCGCTCCCACATATCAAAATACCTTTATCAAATACACTCATATTTTCACCAACTTTGACAGCAATGTCATTGTAATCAATTCTTTTTGGCTTGTATGTACCAGCATCTTGAAATACTGCAATGTCAAATTTACTATCACATTCTGAGTCAATCGGACACAACCATGTTGATATTTTTTCTTTTAATTCGAAACCTCTATGATCTGATCCTATTATTACATCACGCATTTATGACCTCTCTTAATTTTGATTTTGGAGTATTAATATTTCTTTTTTCACAAATAGATTCAAGCACACACAAATCGCATCTAGGAGATTTCGATGTACACACTCTTTTGGCATGAGTTATCAACTGCATGTGTGCGGCGTATTTGTATTTGTCAGGTGTAGTGTCATTTACAATCACAGCACTTTTGCTTTCATCTAAACTGTCAGTCCAACCCAGTCTCCAAAGTAACCTAAACACATGAGTATCAACTGCTATGTTAGGCGCTCCCCAAACGAATCTCATCACTATGTCAGAACTTTTTCTTCCTACGCCCGGCAATGACATTAATTCTTTTTGTGTTTGTGGCACTTTGCCTTTGAAAGTTTCTAGAAGCATTTTACTGGTTGCGAGTATATTTTTACTTTTTGCTTGAAATAATCCTGCTGGTCTTATTGCTTCTATTATTTTTTCTTGTGATAATTTTAACATTTTTTCTGGTGTGTCGGCTAATGCGAATAATTGTTTGCAGGCAACAGCAGTTCTGGCATCTTGACTTTGTGCTGATAACATAACTCCTATTAGACTGGTATAAGCCTTTTTGTGTATTTTTGCCGCAGGTTTTTTATTTGCATATTTGGGCCAATATTGACCTAGTTGTTCGTATAGAAAAGTAATTTGTTCTTGAGTTTTCATAGAGATGATTGTTTAACTATTTCTTTCACAAGTTCCACATCCGCCGGAGCCCGTCTAAATCTTAATGCCCAGTGTTGAGGATCCAACACATAAGACACAATTTGTAATTGTTCTTCGTTGAATCTTTTTAACATATCCTTTCCTGTGGTGCAATTCAAAACCAACCACGGAGATATTTTGCCGTCTTTTATATCTTGGGTAGCTCTGTTTGAACTTGCATACTTAAAATAATGATCCCAAGGTGCTCCTTTTTCATCTGACCATTCCATTAGATTTTTAATGGATCTTTTCACAGCATCTTCAACTCTTTCTTTTAGAATAATATCTAGTGCATAAGTTTGATACAGTTCTTCCCTACACCAATGATCCAACTTCACTCCAGATGTAACAACGTAGTCTATAAATTTTTCAGGATACAAAGGCTTTACGTTACTGAGAAAACTGCCAAATTTTACAAATGCTGTGTAGTAAGGACTTTTACAAAATTGTTGATAAGTTTTGGGTTCATCTTGATTCTGACACAATTCATAGAATCTAATATATGTCTGATAGCCTAGTTGTACTCTGCGTTCATCTTTTTGTGTAAATCTTCTTTTTTGTTCACACATATGAACAGTTAATGTTTTTTCTCGTGTAAATTTTGCATTACAGTGTTGACATGAATATGTTGGTTGTGTCATTTTAATGTTTTCTTAATTTGTTCTTTGGTCAATCCTAAATCTTCAGCGTATTTTTTTATATCTTTAGGATCATTAATATTGCATAATAATTCAATTTCATCTTCTTTTAAATTTTGATAAATCTCTTTTAAAAACTTTGCTGTTTTATTCTTTCCAGCAGAATCTTTAAATTTATATCCAATCCATTCGTGCCATTTAATTTGTTTGTCATCGTCTTGTGTGGCGCACAGTAATTGCCATAAAAGTTTTTTGTGTTTGCTGAGTGTAAAAAAATGTTTGTTATAGTATTCATTTGTTTTTAAAATTGTTAGTTCTTGTTTGGCTCTAGGACCTTTTATAGCACTTGCGTATCGGTTAAGCAAATAAAAACTTACTTGTTTTCTCTCGTCGTCGGACAAGTCGTCCCACACAGTTGTGGCTTTCATGTCGATAGCCGCAAGTATATCTTTTATTGGTAGTTTATTAGTCTTCGTAGCCATATAATTCAAGTAATACTATATACTTCTCCCATGCTTTTTGCAAGCCTTTATGTTTCCAACACATTTCGACTGCTCTTTCAGTCATGTAATATTGTCTGCGTTGATGTTCTTCCTCAATGTATGCTTTGTTTGATTTAGAAATTAAAACTTTAGGTCCTTTTCCGTTTATAGGTGCCCCATAGATGGTATTACCACCATCTGGTGAAGTAAAAATCATTTCAGTGTCTTTTTTCTTTTTTCTTTTGTTTGGCATTACAACAACTCTGTGTAATCAATACTTTCACACTGTCTACTGATATCTTTGACAAAGAAAGCACACAGCGGTGATTTTCCCAGAGTGATCGGAACACTTAATAATTGATTATTTTTTATTTTTGGAAAGTGCCATTTAACGTCATTGTAAAAATTAATTACTTTGATATTTCCAAACTCTGCTTTGAAACCATGCAAAGGATTGAATAAAAAAGCATCAAAACCTCTTTCGCCTAAACTTGTGAGTGGTACCACATCAACTGTGTGGCTGTTTTCTTTATCACCTACTGCTATATTCCAGTCCAACGGCATAGTTATTTCTTGTCCTGCTATTTCTAATACTATTGCTGGACAACTAAATGACTCTACGTATATCATTGGCAAGAAAAAGAAATCAGGTTGTTTTGGATCACTATTGTCCAAAACTGAAAAACGCATGTCTTCGTTTACATGTTCAGGCAATTTGTTCATCTCGTATGCTGTGTCATCTAATGTTAAAATTCTCATTTTGTGTAATCAACCTTTTCTATTGTAAAAGGATAGTTTGCTTCTTTGTAAAACTTCTTCCTTTGAGTTAAATGTCTTTTTGCAAATTTACAAGTGGATGTAATATCCCATATTTGCACAAAGTCTTTGTCTTTTGCCTTTCTTATGCCTCTTCCTATACTTTGTATCACTCTCACAAATGATTTGCCAGGCTCGATCAATATTAGATTGAAAATTCTTGGTATGTTAATACCTACACTGGCTACGCCATACGTTGCAATCAACACTTTATTTGTTGCTTCGCTGATCTCATCATATTGCTCTTTCCTGTCTGCTAATTTTGTTTCTCCTCTTACAAAGACACTGTCTTTAATTAACTCTTGTAATTTTTCACCTGCTGTAATTCTGTCTACTAAAACTAAAGTGTTTCCGCCAGTGGATATTTTATCAACTAGTTTAGAAACATATGTAACTCTTGCATCATCTGTAACAAGAAATTTTAATTCTTCTTGATAATTTTTGTGTGCAACTGTGTCAATCATCTGCACAATATTAACATGACAATTACTGAGTACTCCTTTTTCCTGTAATTCTTTTGCACTTATTTGATTTATTACGGGACCTATGCCTGCCAGTATTGCTTGAAATTCAAATTGTTCTTTGGGCACAGTTCCAGTAAGTCCCCATCTTATAGGTGCATGATTTAGATGTTGAGTCAGGAGTTTTTTTAAAACTTCTGCTTTCGCTTGGTGTACTTCATCAATGATTACTGTTTTTACATCATGTAAAAACTCAGCAAGTGTCACTACTGCATCTCCGTTTTTACTTTTTTTATCAAGTATGTTTAAACTTTGCCACGTACAAATTGTGTGTGTCTTGTTTAGTTCTTTTCTATCTCCAAAGTAAACACCGACATCTAGTCCAATGTTTACATAATCTTCTTCTGTTTGTGTAACAAGACTTTTATTAGGCACTATCACTAGAGTTCTTCCTAACGGTTCGCATAACTTGGATAAACATGCTGTGATAATTGTTTTACCTGCACCAGTGGCAACTTCTTGTAGACTTTGTGGATTCTTTAAAAAGTTATTGATCACTTCCACCTGATAATCTCTTAATTCAATATTCTGTCCTTCAGCGATGTGTCCTTTGGGCCATGATTTATCAGAAACATAGTTTTTGTCAATGGTTGCAAATTTCAAATCAACTTTTTCTCTTAAGTCTTCCACTTCATCTATTTCAACACCGTTTTCGTGTAATAATTTTATTATTGTATCAAGGTGATTTACAAATCCATTACCACCTAAACCAAAGAAACCAACCTTACCATCCCAGCGTCCTAATTTATACTGAGGAAGATATCTTGCGTATGGCACTTGAAATTTTAATTTATTGGCAATTTTTCTACGTACATCTACAGGAAGATTGTGTATCTTAACATTTACTTCATCCGATATTGTTATTCTACATTTCATATTTTTTCTATTCCCCATACATGATCATTCCACTGAGCATCTGCATTATCGTAATGAATGGTGAGATCATACTGATGTATTAATTTGTCTATTTTAGCAAAGTGCCTAACAGATCCTAAACTTAACACACATTCAGGCTCCCAAATCTCTTTCATTACGTCTTTAGGAATCTTCTTATTATTAATATAAACTATTTTTGTTGATAAATCAAGTTTATTGTTTATCTTTTGTGATTTAACATAATCATTAAATTTCGCACCTTCTTTTTTGTTTTCTTTTCTGAATAAAACCGAAATTTCATTATCAGAAAAAATATTTTTGGTAATGTTGTGAAAATTTACCAATTGATCCAAAGGGTTCTTGTCATCCAAAATTACCAGCAGTGGAAATCGATGCAACTGTATTAGGCTGTCTACAATATTAATTAGTGATTGTTCTTTTTGATCTATTTGTATTAAACTGCTTGTTCTACCCATTATTTTTTTCGACAACGGACTCAAAGAACTTTGTGAGGCATGTAGATGTGCTTCGTCAACATGATCGAGTCCAATCTGGACTCTTTTGTCATAATACAGATATAAATTTTCTAGATTAGGTTCTCCTAATTTATCTATTAAAGGTTGTGCTATAATAGGTGTAATGTTTTTAATTTTAAAGTTGTAGATCCCTGGCACATAATCTTCTTTGTGTAGATTGAAGTTTTCAATTTCATTATATATTTTTAGTACATCTGAATCAATATTCTGAATTAAATTTTTAAAAAGACTGACTGTTTTGTAAATTATTTTTTCGGTAAAAGGCAGTATATGTTTGTAATTGTCTGACTTGTAGTGTTCTGAAGGAAACAAAATTAATTTTTTAATTTCTCCAATAAGTTTACTATACTTCATATTGAATGGAAACCTCACAACTAAACATTTGCCTGCATTTTGATGGTATTTCCATCCTGCACCGTCTGTGTTATCGGAATAATTTTCTATTGCAATATACTCACTTCTGTCTATTTTTCTCAATGGCAATCTTAAATTGTTGACACTGCTTTCAATGTCAACATCTTTTTCAATAAAGTCTTGTTTATATCCTGTTAGTAATATTTTTTTGATTACTTCAAATTGTCTATCAGACAATGCCTTACCTTTAAAAGTTGAATAAGCAATGCTGGTCAAAATTCTATGGTCTTTTTCGGCAATAGTAAAGTTTTCAAAGTCCTTGCTTTTTAGCAAGCCACTCATTAACTC